TGGCCCCGAGCGGCGCACCGAAATTGTAGCACTCGGGTCAGGGCACGAAGAGCGCAACACATCGTGGGCCAATTCCAGGCGGCGCTACAATGCGGGATACGGCGTGCGGTCCCTTGCTGATCTGCAGGAGGCGACGGCGTTTTTTGAAGCCCGCCTGGGGCGCCTGCACGGGTTCAGATGGCACGACGCGGTGGATTTCTCATCCGCTGCGCCAGATGCCCAGCTCGCGCCGACGGATCAAGTGCTCGGGCTTGGTGATGGGGTGCAAGCTGATTTCCAGCTCGTCAAAATCTACGCTTCTGGCCCGACCTCCTATCAACGAACCATCACCAAGCCGGTGGCGGGAAGTGTGCGGGTGAGTGTGAACGCTGTGGAACAGACGCAAGCCGTTGATTTCGTGGTGGACGCAACCACGGGTCTGCTGACGTTTCTGAGCGGGCACGAGCCTTCCTTGGGCGCGGCGGTGACTGCCGGGTTTGAGTTTGACGTGCCCGTGCGTTTCGACGGTGACTTTCTGGAAATCAATCTCACCGCTTTTGATGCGGGTGACATTCCTACCATCCCGCTCATCGAAATTCGGATTTAGGGAAGCCCCATGAAGTCTCTCACGCCTGAATTGCAGGCTCATCTCGCGAGCGGTGCGACAACGCTTTGCCATTGCTGGCAGTTGAAGCGACATGACGGAACCATGCTGGGGTTCACAGATCATGACGAGGACCTGGCCTTTGGCGGAACGCTTTACGAAGCGGCGGCCGGGTTTACCGCCAGTTCCTTGAGCACATCGGCCACATTGGCGGTGGACAATCTTGATGTGCTGGGTGCCCTCGCATCGTCCCATTTGAGCGACGCGGACCTGACCGCGGGCCTTTTCGATAATGCGGAGATCGAAATCTGGCGGGTGAATTGGCAGGACCCTGACCAGCGTGTGTTGCTGCGCAAAGGTAATCTGGGGGAGGTACACCGGGGCAGTCAGAGCTTTACCGCTGAAGTGCGGGGGCTCAGCCATCGGCTCAATCAACCCACCGGTCGGCTTTTCCAATATGCCTGCGATGCAGATTTGGGAGACGCCCGGTGTGGAATTGCTTTGGCAAATTCAACCTTCACCGGTGTGGGCACCATTGCCACCGTCACGGAAAACCGCGAGGTGACTGTTTCCGGGCTCGACGGATTTGAGGATGGGTGGTTTTCGCGCGGGCTCTGCACATTCACCTCAGGCGTGAACACGGGTGAGGTGCTCGAAGTGAAGGCGCACACCCGCCGGGCCGGTATAGCCATGCTGATGTTCTGGCATTCACCCGCGCAGGAGCTTTTAGAGGGGATTACTTTTTCGGTGGTGGCGGGCTGCGACAAACAGTTTGCAACCTGTCAGGCGAAATTCTTCAACATTCCCAATTTTCGAGGCTTCCCCCACATGCCCGGAAATGATTTTGCTCTCTTCAATCCGCTGCGCGGCGATGGCAATGACGGGGGAAGTCAGAATTGAGTGCTTCCCAGAAACAAAACCAGATCGTCCAGGTCGCCCGTGAGTGGATCGGCACACCTTACCGGCATCAGGCCAGCATGCGCGGCGTAGGCACCGATTGTCTCGGGCTCATTCGCGGCGTGTTTGTCCAGGTGGAGGGCCACGCGTCGGAAGTCCCGCCCGCCTATAGTAAGGACTGGGCAGACGCCCCGGGCCCCTCAGGCCTGGTTGAAGAAACAATGGCCGACGCCGCACGCCGCCACCTTGTTGAGATCGAAAAGGCGAAGGCGGCACCGGGCGATGTTTTGCTGTTTCGAATGAGCCCGCGGGCGGCGGCAAAACATGCAGCCATTCAAAGCACCCCCACTTGCATGATCCATGCGTGTTCAGGGCGCGCTGTCGCAGAGGTTCATATGGGGCCTTGGTGGCAACGACGCCTGACCCATGTTTTTCGTTTTCCAGGAATTGAAATCTAATGGCCACAGTCGTTTTGAGTGCCGCAGGATCAGCTTTGGGGTCCACACTGGCGCCTGCCGGAATTAGTTTTCTGGGGGCAAATATCTCCGGTGCTGCATTGGGCAATGCCATCGGCAATATCGCCGGGTCGTATATTGACCAATCGCTTTTCGGTTCGGTAGCCAACCGCGAAGGACCCCGACTGTCAGAACTAACCGTTCAGGGGTCAACCGAAGGGGCCAGTCTTCCGCGCGTCTACGGTCGTGTCCGACTGTCCGGCCAGATTATCTGGGCAACAAAGTTCAAAGAAACGTCCGTGACAAGTTCGTCAGGGGGCGGCAAGGGAGGGGGCGGCGGAAACAGTGTCGAGACAACCAGCTTTTCCTATTCCCTGTCGTTTGCCGTGGCGATTTGCGAGGGTCCCATTACCCGCGTGGGCAGTATCTGGGCGAACGGACACCTGCTCGATCTCTCGCAAATATCCTACCGGGTGTATCTGGGGACGGAGTCACAGGACCCAGACAGCACCATTGAGGTGGTGGAAGGGGCGGGCAATGCGCCCGCCTATCGTGGTGTTGCTTACATCATTTTTGATGATATTCCCCTCGAGAATTTTGGTAATCGCCTGCCGCAACTGACCTTCGAAGTCTTCCGTTCCCTGTCCGATGTGGAGGAGGATGTGCGCGCAGTCACTCTTATCCCTGGGGCAACGGAATTCGGGTATGACACTCTGGCCTTTCGCCGGGTTTTTGCCGATGGGATCAGCCAGCCGGAAAATCTCAACAATCAGTCAGGGGGAACAGACTGGGATGTTTCGCTCAATGACTTGCAAGCCACCTGTCCCAACTGTGCCTCCGTCGCACTCGTGGTGAGCTGGTATGGTGATGATCTGCGATGCGGGTCCTGCACGTTGCGGCCAAAGGTGGATCGGGTGGATAAACGCACGGTTCCCGAGCTCTGGCAGGTTGCCGGCCTGGACAGAGGCTCAGCTCTGGCCGTCAGCACGGTTGAGGGACGCCCTGCATTTGGCGGCACGCCTTCAGACAGGTCCGTTAAGCGGGCGATTGAAGATCTAAAAGCGCGGGGGCTTGCCGTCCTCTATTACCCTTTCATTTTGATGGATGTGCCTGCGGGCAATGGATTGCCGGATCCTTATGGCGGTGCGGAACAGGCGGTCTATCCCTGGCGCGGACGGATCAGCACGTCTCCCGCGCCCGGTTTTGTCGGCTCTCCCGACAAGTCAGCAGCGATCACGGCGGAGGTCGCAGACTTTTTTGGGACAGCATCGGCGAGCGACTTTTCTATCAATGCGTCGGAGATCACCTATACAGGGCCATCAGAATGGTCCTATCGGCGCATGGTGTTGCACAACGCAGCCTTGTGCGCCTGGGCGGGCGGTGTTGACGCCTTCCTCATCGGCTCGGAACTGCGGGGCCTCACGCAATTGCGCGATGGTCCAGCGAGCTACCCAGCCGTCACCCAGCTCATCTCATTGGCGGTCGAGGTCAGAACCCTCCTCGGGGCCGGCACGAAGATCTCCTACGCCGCAGACTGGTCTGAATATTTCGGACATCATCCCCAAGACGGCAGCGGCGATGTGTTCTTTCATCTCGACCCGCTCTGGTCTCATGGTGAGATCGATTTTGTCGGCATCGATAATTATATGCCGCTTGCCGACTGGCGCGACGGGTTGACCCATCTGGACCGACAGGCAGGCGTCGCAACCATTTATGATCTGGATTACCTCAAGAGCAACATTGCAGGGGGCGAAGGTTATGACTGGTTCTACGCCAGCGATAGCGACCGGGTGGATCAGATCCGCAGCCCCATCACCGATGGGGCTCACGCCAAACCCTGGGTGTTCCGCCCCAAGGACTTGACGAATTGGTGGCAGCGTTCCCATTTTGACAGGCCGGGAGGGGTGGAGGGTGCAAGCCCCACGGGGTGGGTGCCTGAGAGCAAGCCGATCTGGTTTACCGAACTGGGCTGTCCCGCCATCGACAAAGGGGCGAACCAGCCCAATGTTTTTGTGGACGGCAAATCATCAGAAAGCGCCCTGCCTCACTTCTCATCCGGTCTGCGCGATGATTTCGGTCAGCGACGTTTCCTGCAAGCCCATCTGGATTACTGGCAGGTGGGGGCACCGGGCTTTGCAGACGCCAACAATCCCGTCTCCTCAGGGACCGGACAACGCATGGTGGACACGGACCATCTGTTTATCTGGACGTGGGACGCGCGGCCATTCCCGTCCTTTCCTCTGCTCACGTCTGTCTGGTCCGATGGTGAAAACTGGAAACTTGGTCACTGGATTACCGGGCGCCTGGGCGCTGTGCCTCTGGGGCCTCTGGTGGCCCATATCGCGAGTGCGGTGGACGACGTTTCCGTAGATGTAGGGGCGTTGACCGGCACCGTGGATGGCTTTGTCATCGACCGGATCATGTCGCCACGTCAGGC